CCCAAATTTTTGCATGCGCAGGTTTCGGATGGGGGGGTATCCCCAGGGGTAGACGGGGAGGATCACATGACTGGAACTAGGGGACCGTTGCCGAAGCCGAATGTGCTGAAGCTGATCGCCGGAAATCCGGGGAAGCGCTCGCTCAATCTGTCGGACGGAGTCAACCCTCAGGTCGAAATTCCATCGCCGCCCAAGCATCTGTGCAAGTCGGCTACGAAGGAGTGGAAGCGCATCACGCCGCTGCTGGAAGAGCTGGGGCTGATCTCTGGACTGGATGTCGCTGCCTTGGGCCTGTACTGCCAGGCCTATGGGCGCCTGGTGGATCTGGAGACGGCCTTCAATTCCCGCGTCTCGCTGAAAGTGAACGACGGAACGGCCTTACCCGAGGCCGTCGTTTCGGTCAGCGTAGGCGTCACACCCAGCGGCTACCAGCAGCAGAGCGTGATCACGCAGCTCATTCGCTCGCACCGTGAAGAGGTCAACCGCTACCTGGGTCATTTTGGCTTGAGTCCTGCAGCGCGTGCACGCGTGACGCCATCGAACTACGTGCAGCCCAGCCTGCCCGGCATCGACGCTGCACCGAGTATGGCGACGGGCTTTGCGAGATTCGCCAGCGCGAGTTGACCGTGGGCAAATATGTAGACGCTGCGCAGACGTATGCACAGCAGGTGATCGCGGGCGAAATTCCGGCCTGCAAGTGGACGCGCCTGGCGTGTCAGCGGCAATTGGATGACCTGGCGCGGGCACCGTCTGCCGACTGGCCGTTCAAGTTCGACATCGAGCGCGCGGAGCGGCCCTGCGAATTCATCGAGCTGCTGCCGCACATCAAGGGCAAGTGGGCACGCGAGCGCCGGCTGATCGAACTGGAAGCGTGGCAGTGTTTTGTGATCACTACAGTGTTCGGCTGGGTGAAGTTTGAAACATCGGATCAAGAAGGTATCGCCGGCCGCTGGTTGCGCCGGTTCCGTGAGGGGTACACCGAGGTTCCGCGCAAGAACGCGAAGAGCACGCTGTCCAGTGGCCTAGCCCTATACATGCTCACTGCCGATGGAGAGCAAGGCGCCGAGGTCTACAGCGCGGCGACCACACGCGACCAGGCGCGCATTGTGTTTGATGATGCCAAGGCCATGGCCGAGCGCGTACCGGACCTGCGGACCTATTGCGGCGTGGCGATCCTGCAGCACGCGTTGACGGTGGCGGCAACATCCAGCAGTTTCAAGCCGCTGGCCGCCGAAGGCAGCACGTTGGACGGGCTGAACGTGCACTTCGCCGTGATCGACGAGCTGCACGCCCACAAGACCCGCGCCGTGTACGACGTGATCGACACCGCTCGGGGTGCGCGCGAGCAATCTTTGTTGTGGAACATCACCACGGCGGGCAGCGATCGGTCAGGTATTTGCTACGAACGCCGCACGCATGTGACGAAAGTGCTGGGTGGACAGATCTCGGATGACAGCCTGTTCGGGATCATCTACACGATCGACGATGGCGACGACCCACACGACGCCGCGAGCTGGGCCAAGGCGAACCCGAACTGGTTGAAGTCGGTGCTGCTGGACGACATGGAGTCTGCCAGTCGCAAGGGCGCGGCGATGGCCAGCGCCATGGGAAACTTTTTGACGAAGAGGCTCAACGTCTGGGTCAATGCCGACAGCGCCTGGATGGACATGCAAGCCTGGGACCGCTGCGCCGATCTTGGACTGACCATTGAGCGCGTGGCGCACCTTCCGTGCGTGATTGCACTCGATCTTGCGAGCAAGGTGGACATCGCGGCCAAGGCCAGGCTGTTTTATGACGCCGATGCCAACCGTTACTACGTCAAATCGCAGTTTTATCTGCCCGAAAGAACGGTTGAACAGTCTGGAAATAGCCAGTACGAAGGCTGGCGTCGTAGTAAATGGCTCACGGTCACGTCGGGTGAGGTCACCGACTTCGACCAAATCGAGGTCGATCTGGCCGACGACATGGGTAGTTTGCAGGTCGAAGAGGTGGCATTTGACCCATGGCAAGCCACGCAACTGGCCAGCCACATGATTGAGCAGGGCGCGCCGATGGTTGAGGTGCGCCAAACCGTACAAAACATCAGCGAACCCATGAAGCAACTGGAGGCGCTGGTGCTGCAGGGCAAGTTGGTACACGACGGTAACCCGGCACTGAGCTGGATGATCAGCAACGTGGTCTGTCACCGCGACGCTAAGGACAACATCTACCCGCGCAAAGAGCGCAACGAAAACAAGATCGACGGCGCCGTGGCTTTGATCATGGCGCTGTCCAGGTCGATCTCCAACAAACCGAATGGGCCGTCTGTCTACGAAGACAGAGGCGTCTATTCATTCTGAAGGTCTGATTCATGGCAAGTTTTTGGAAGACCTTGACGGGCCTGGTGCGTAAAAGCGCCACGCCCGATTGGGGCACCCTTGAGCGCTACATGGCATGGGCCTTTGGGGGCGGCGCGTCTGCCAGCGGCATTGTGGTCAACCCACAAACCGCCATGCAAAGCGCTGCTGTGTACACCAGCATCAAGGTTTTGGCCGAATCCATCGGAATGCTGCCGATCAACCTGTACCGCAAGGACGCTGGCAACGTCAACACCCTGATGGCGCAGCACCCTTTGCATGCGCTGCTGCATGACCAGCCCAACGATTGGCAGACCAGCGTCGAGTTCTGGGAAATGATGGTGGTCTCGCTGAATTTGCGTGGCAATGCGTTCGCCTACGTCAACCGCACGCCGTCGGGACGGGTCGTCGAGCTGCTGCCGCTGCACCCGGACATGGTGCGCGTGAATATGGGCAGCAACTGGACGCTTGAGTACCAAATCACCATGCCCGACTCGACGTTTCGCACGTTTTACGCGGGTGAAATCCTGCACATTCGGGGCCTCACGCTCAATGGCTGGATGGGCATCAGCCCGATTGCCTACGCCAGAGAGTCAATTGGCCTGGCTCTGGCCACGGAAAAGTTCGGCGGCCAACTGTTTCGCAACGGCGCCAAGATGGGTGGCGTGCTGGAACACCCTGGGAAGTTGACAAAAGAGGGCTACGACCGCCTGAAAAACTCGTTTGACGAGGCCTACAGCGGTGAAAACGCCCACAAAACCGCGCTGCTCGAAGAGGGAATGAAGTTTTCCCCGGTTTCCATGAATGCTGACGACAGTCAGTTCCTCGAAACCCGAAAGTATCAGCGCAGCGAGATCGCGGCCATCTTCCGCGTGCCCGCGCACATGATCAACGACCTGGAGAAGGCCACCTTCAGCAATATCGAGCAAATGTCGCTGGAATTCGTGAATTTTTCGCTCATGCCCTGGCTGGTGCGCATAGAAAAGGCGATCAAGCGCGACTTGATGACCCCACAGGAAAAAACCAATCTCACAGCCAAGTTCAACGTGGCCGGCTTGTTGCGCGGAGACGCCGCCAGCCGCTCGAAGCTCTACCACAGCGGGATTTTGGACGGCTGGATGACCCGCAATGAAGCGCGCTCTGCTGAATCGTCCATGGGGATCATCTTCAACCCGCTCGAAGGGCTCGATTTGCCGCTCATGCCGCTGAACATGACCGACGGCACGGATGACCCGGACGAAAACGCCGACCTGGCCGAGGGCGAAAAGCCCGGATCAACAGCCGAACCTATTCCTGAAAAACCAGAACCAGCCAAGTAGGAGAAAGAAACCATGCTTTACACCAGCTATCTCGCAAACAAACTCGTCGATTGGCTTCTGCGCGCTCAGGCGTACACGCCACCCACAACCACGTTATCAATCGGCCTGTTGACGACCACCAAAGGCCCACGCGCCAACAGCACCGCCTATGCGCTGAATGACACCATCAGCTTGACGGCCAACGCAGGCGGCACGCACCTATACAAATGCACCACGGCGGGCACTACCGCTGCGGCGCAGGCCACGCTGTACCCTGGCGCCAACGGCGAAGCCATCACTGACGGCACGGCGGTATTTACCGAACAAACCGTCGCGCTGCGTGCAGGCACGGCGGTGGAGGCCAGTTACACCGGCTATGCCCGATCCAACACCGCAGCATCTTTGGCCAACTGGGCCGGCACTCAGGGCGCAGGCACCACCGTGGCCAGCACGGGCACAGGTGTGCCAGCCACCAGCAACAACGGCACGCTGACCTTTGGTGCCGCGAACAGCGGAACCATCGCCTACGTCTGGGCGGCGGCGTATTTTGACGCCACTACGGCGGGCAACATGATGATGATTGAGCCGCTCACTACCGTGAAGACGATCAATCCCGGCGACCCTGCACCCACGTTTGCGGCAGCCGCGCTGTCGCCATCGATCGACAACTAAGTAGCCACCATGAACTTCGTCGCAAACCCTGGCTCGGGAGGCACGACATTCGGTTCAGACACCGAATCCGGCCCCGCCGAATGGCCGCTGGTGAAGCTGGGTTGGGGTGCTGCCGCTGCTGGCCAGCGCATCACCGCAGCCACGCCCATGCCGGTGGTCAATCTGCCGTCCGGCAGAAACGCCCGCGTCTTCATGCTCGACACCTACAACGCCGCGCCCGTGGCCGAGGCGCTGCAAAGCGTGGTGCAGTGGTACAGCAATGCCGCAGTCGCAGCTACCACCACGCCCGCCGTGGTGCCCGCAGGTAAGACCCTGCGCCTCACGCATGTGTGGATCGCGACGAAATCGCTTGCCACCGTTGGCAGCGCCGTGCTGCGCATCCGAGCGAATACGGCGGGCGTTGCAGCCCTGGCATCGCCCTTGGTGTACTCAATCGAGGCGGGGTCACAAGCGGGGGCGACGACCACCGCCATGACGGGCGGGGAGTCGTTTACACAAGTGTCACTGCCAGAAGGTATTGATCTTCCCGCAGGTACTGGCGTCGGCTTCACCTTGGCGGGTTATGGCCCTACTGGGACGCTGACGCTTGAAGGCGTCACCCGGTTCGCTGTTGTTGGATACGAGTTCTGATGAAGACCAAGGCCACTGTCATCCTGATTGCCGCTGCCGCCCTGCGAGCAGTGGTGGAGATTGCGCGCTACTGCCTGGGGTAGCGCATGACGACGCCCTCAATCAAGCAGTCAGCCAAGGGACATATCACAGTCACTCTTGCGAGCTTGACGGTCGTAGGCAACTACATCGTTGTCATCACGCCGAGCTTTTCAATTACGACGGGGGTCACAGATAGCGCGGGCAATACGTACACGCTGCGTGCAGGCACGTTCGATATAAATTCCAACTTTTGCCACGTCTACACGGCGCCGATCACAACGGCAAACACGGGCAACGTAATCACGACGGCGAACGGCAACTGGGGCGTGTTTGCCTTTGAGGTGCAGGACACCTCTGGACTAGATGGGACTGCAACCGCTACAGCCTTCAATCTTGCGGGAGCGGGGACAGCAAGTACAGCGATCACAACAAGCAGCGCCAACGGCTCTTTGCTGATCAGCGGTTTCATTGACCAGAACACGCTGGCGACGATCACCCCGGCAGGCGGGGCGACATCGATTTTTTACGACACCGTCTATGCCGACGCATCTGGCGCCGCGTACCTGGCTGTATCTGCCGGGTCTCAGACAGCGCAGTGGACGATTCCCTCTGCTGACACTGGGGTTGTTGTCGTTGTCGGATTTGCTGGCGTAAGTTCTGGCCCACCGCCCTCATCAGACGGTATGCCGATTGGCGGCAACGTGGGGGTGGGCATGTTGCTTGTCGGGGGTGCATCCTCCGCAGCACTTGCAGCAACGTCCGCAGCAACGACCGCGTGGGCAGCGAATCTGACAACCGCCATTGCACTTGGCGCCGTGTCATCTGCAACGACTGCGTGGTCAGCCACGTTGACGGCGGGCGGTGTTGGCGCCGCGCTGGTGGCGAGCGGATCGACCCAAACGAGTTCAACGGCTGCGCTCACGACCAATATTGCGCTGGCGTCTGCGGCCTCGGCGACACCGAGCAAGGCCGCAGCACTGAGCAGCTCGATTCCTTTGGCGGCCAGTGCATCGGCTGTAACTGGTGGCGCGGCCAGCCTGACAACCTCGTCAAGTGGGGCGGTGCTGGTGGCCAACGGCGCGGCAGTGACGGGATATGTGGCGACGCTGTCCAGCGCAATTTCGCTGGTGGCCAGTGCGCAGGCAGTCGCAGCAGCGTCTGCAGTTCTGACATCGAGCCTTGCACTGCAAGCGTCTGGTAGTGCCATCACCGGCGGATCTGCGGCGCTTGCAACGGCTGTTGGCTTGTCGGCATCGGCCCAAGCCCTCACCGGATCGGCTGCCGCGCTGTCGACGGGGATCGCATTGCTATCCGCTGGGCAGGCGGCAACTGGTGGCAGCGCCAATCTCACGGCGCTGGGGCAAGGGTTGTCGGCAAGCAATGCGGCGGTCACGGCTTCGAGTGCAGTACTTACTACGGCGATTCGGCTGGCGGCAAGCAACGGCGCAGTCACCACGGCCAGCGCGAACCTCACAGCAGGCGGTGCGAGTGCCGCCCTGGTGGCAAGCAACGGCGCGGTGACGGGGGGGGCGGCGAACCTGACGACAGCCGTGAGCCTGGCTGCCGCCAACAGCGCAGCGGCCAATGCGGCAGTGCAGTTGCTTACGGTGATCCGCCTGTCAAGCAGCATGGCGGCAACGACGGGTGGCTCGGCCAGTTTGAGCGCCGGGTCTGCACCATGGGCTGCGAGCAATGCAGCGGCGACGGCTTCGGCCGCGATTTTGACGACAAAGATTTTGCTGTCCGCGCAGACGTCTGCACAGACAGCGTATGTGGCGGGGTTGACGACCCACAGTGCGCTAAATCAGTCACTGGCAAGAACGGTGGCCATGGGCAGCAGGAACTTCGGAGCACGGTACCCCACAACCAACACCACATCGGCCTTGGGAGCGCGCGGCATGGAGGCCGACTACCTGGGCCAAAACGCCACAGTGAGCAAACCAGCCTTGAGCGAGGTAGCGATTTATGAACCCACAGAGGCTTGATGCCAAGACCGTTGCCGAAAAAATCACCGTCACGTTCAGCTTTGCCGCTGCACTGGTGGCCGGCGAGTTGATCACCACCACCAACACCATCGTGGTCGCGCCCTACATCGGCGTAGATGCATCGCCGACTTCGATGATCAACGGATCGTCCACGACGGACACCGTGAATGGACTCATTTTGCAGAGCTTCATGGGCGGTAACCCCATCGTGGACTACCTGCTGACCGCCCGCGTCACCACCAACCAGGGCCGGGTGTTGGAAAGCCTGGCCATCTTGCCCGTTCGATAAGGAAAAACGACCATGAAATTTCAGGACGGAAAATTTGAAATCAAGGAAGTCACGCCCACCGGCACGTTCTGTGGCTACGGCAACCTGTACGACGTGCTTGATCAGGGCGACGACATCGTCTCCAGCGGCGCGTTTGCCGAGAGCCTCAAAGAATGGGCCGCCAAGGGTCGTATGCCGGCCATGCTGTGGCAGCACAACACCCGCCAGCCCATAGGGGCCTATACCGCGATCCATGAAGACGCCAAAGGCCTGTATGTGGAAGGTCAACTGGCGATGAAGACGCAGCTTGGCGCGGAGTCTTACGAGCTGCTGAAGATGAAGGCCATCAGCGGCCTGTCCATCGGCTTCGAGACGCGTGAAGACAGCTACGACCAGAAGCTGGGCATTCGCACCATCAAAAAAGGCGACCTGTGGGAGTGCAGCCTGGTCACCTTCCCCATGAATGACGAAAGCCGCGTGTCGGCCGTAAAAACCATTGAACAAATCGGCGACCTGAGCGGCGCCGAGTCATACCTGCGTGAGGTAGGTGGCGTGTCCCGCTCTGAGGCGAAAGCCATTGTTTCGCGGATTCATGCACTGGCACGGCGAGAGGCCGCCCCAGTAATTGACCCGTCCGAAGAAATGAAGGCGCTCACCACCCTGTTGAACCGTCGCAAGGAGCTGCTCGCAGCCTGAGCGATAAGCCCACTCATCACGGCCGCTTTCGAGCGGCTTTTTTTTTGAAAGAATTTATGAAACGCAAAAATCTCTTTGTGCTGGCACTCGCCGTGCTCGCCGCTTCCGTCTCTGTTGTAGCTAATGCTTACGGCATTGATACCCACGCTTTCGTGTTGCAACATGCCGACGCCTTCGCCGGTTTGTCGATGCTGTGCATGGGCAATATGGAGTTGATCACCAAGTCCATCGAAGATTCGAACAAGCTGTTCGAAGACTTCAAGAAAGCCAATGACGAAAAGCTCGCGAAGCTCGAAAAAGGGCTCGCCCATTCCGATGAGCTCGCCCGGTCCACTGCGATCTTCGCGGATCTGAGCAAGACTCAGGAAGAAATCAAGAAGTCGCTGGAAGACATCCAGGCCAAGGCCAAGCGCCCCGGCTTTGGTGGCAATGCCAACGACGCCGACGAAACCACGGCTGAGCACAAAAAAGCCTTTCGTGGCTATATGGCCAAGGGCAATGACACGGGCCTCGCAGCGCTGGAGCAAAAGGCCTTGGCCATCAGCACCAACGCTGGCGCGGATGGCGGCTATGCCGTGCCCAAGGTGATCGACAGCATGATGGAATCCCTGGTGGTCAATATCTCGCCCATTCGCTCCATCGCGAACGTGGTGCAGGTCTCTACCAACGATTACCACAAGCTGGTCAACCTGAAGGGCTCCGCCTCTGCGGTCGCCACGGAAACCGGCGCACGTGCTGCCACTGCCACGCCGACGCTGGCCGACATCACCATCAACGCCTACGACATGTATGCCAACCCGCAGGCTACGCAGCAAATGCTGGATGATGTGTTCTTCAACGCCGAAGCCTGGCTGGCAGACGAACTGGCTGAAGAATTCGGGCGCCAGGAAGGTGCATTGTTTGTCGCTGGCAGCGGCTCCAACCAGCCCAAGGGTCTGCTGACGGCCACCATGGCGGCCACGGCTGACGCGACCCGCGCCTTTGGCACGGTCGAGTACGTTCCCACCGGCGTGTCTGCTGCATTCCCCGCAAGCAGCCCGTCAGATATCCTGATCACCCTGGTGAGCAAGGTCAAAGCGCGCTACCGCGCCAATGCGTCGTTTGTCATGCCCAAGTCGGTGCTGTTCACCATTGCGGCGTTCAAGGACACCTCTGGCCGCTACATCTTCAACCCCATCACCGCGCCCAACGTGCCCGCCACGCTGCTCGGCTACCCGGTGATTGAGGCCGAAGACGTGCCAGTGGTTGCGGCATCGAGCTACTCGGTGCTGTTTGGCGACTTCAAACGCGCCTACACCATCGTGGACCGAATCGGCACCCGCGTTATTCGCGACCCGTTCAGCAACAAGCCCTATATCGGCTTCTACACGACCAAGCGCGTCGGCGGTAGCGTGATCAATTCCGAGGCCTACAAGACCTTGAAATTCTCCGTGTCCTGATTGTTTCTTCGATAGGAACGTTGCCTTCACAGCCCCGGCCAAACACCGGGGCTTTTTTTATCCTAACTTTTTGGAGCGCACCCATGCGAACCATTCACGTAGTCGTGGACTTTGATGCCCACAAGGCCGGCGATCACATCGAGGTCGATGACCAGGTGGCGTGCGACGCCATCGCGCAGGGCTTTGCCGTGCCCAGCGTCGAGGTGCTTGAAAAGGCACTCGACCCTGTAGCCGAAAACCGCGCCCTTGACGGTGCACCCGAGGTCAAATAATGCCCTTCGTATTGGTCACACCACCCGCGTCTGAGCCGGTATCTTTGGCCGAGGCCAAACTCCACCTGCGTGTGGAAACCGGCATGACCGATGACGACACACTCATCAGTGCCCTCATCGTCGCAGCGCGCCAGGTGGTTGAGACCATCACGCGGCGTGCATTGATCACCCAGGTGTGGAAACTGGTGCTGGACCAGTTCCCCGCACCGGGGCAAAACGTGGGTTCTGCCAACTGGTATGGTCCGCAGTGGGGAAACAGCCCAGGCCCGCTGACCAGCTTGCGTGCCGAAGGGCGCACCGGGTTCGAGATATTCCTGGCGCACGACCCCATTCAAACAGTGGACTCGGTGAGCTACACCGACAGCGACGGCGCCACGCAGACATTGGCCTCAAACCAGTACAAGGTGGATATCGTCACCGAGCCCGCCCGCGTGGTGCCCGCCTATGGCACCACCTGGCCCGCCACGCGCAACGAGATCAACGCTGTCACCGTGCAATTTACCTGTGGCTTTGGTGCGGCAGCGGCGGTGCCTGAGAGCATCAAAAGCTGGATCAAGCTGCAGGTGGGCGCCATGTACGAAAACCGCGAGTCGATTCTGACGGGCCGCGGCATCGTTGCCGTCGACATGCCGTTTATTGACGGGTTGCTGTCCACCTACCGCGTTCAGAGCTTCTGACCATGCAAGCAGGCAACCTTCGCAAGCGCATCACGATCCAGCAGCGCAGCACCACCGTGGACGGCTTCGGCCAGCCGGTGCTCGCCTGGACCGATCTGGCGGTTTGCTGGGCTGATCTGCAGGTTTTGTATGGCCAGCAACTGGCCCGCAGCCAATCGATCTACAACATGACCAGCCACCAGATCGTGGTGCGCTACCAGTCGTTTTTGTCCGACGTGCGCAAGGTGGGAAGCTACCGCGCCGTGTACACCGGCGGCGGTATTACCCGCTACTTTGACATCGGCGCCAGCATGAACGAGAGCGAGCGCAACCGCATGGTCACGCTGCTGTGTTCTGAGGGGTTGAACGATGGCCAATGAAATCGCCATCAAAGGCCTGTCGGAGCTGCAGGCGCAGCTTGATATGCTGGCCGACAACGTTCAGCGCAAGCTCATGCGCGGCGCCTTGCGTGCTGGGCAAAAAACGGTGCTGGAAAAAGCCCGAAGCGAAGTTCATTCGGTCAGCGGCGATTTGACCAGCAGCCTGCGGGTCTCGACGTCGGCCCGCAACGGCGTCGTCAAAGCCACGGTGAAGGTGGGCAATACCAAGGCGTTTTATGCCCACATGGTTGAGTTTGGCACCGCCGCGCACTTGATTGAACCGAAAAACGGCAAGGCACTGACCCTGGGTGGCAGGGAGTACGCCAGCCTGGACCATCCTGGCGCCAAGAAGCACCCATTCATGCGCCCGGCGTTGGACGCGGCTGCGGTCCAAAACAGCCCCGCTTTTTTGGCCGTGGTGGACTATTTGACGAACAAGATCAGCAAAGAGCTGGACAAGTTGCCAGATGAAGCGGATGCCGTGTCATGAGAGCTGAAAAAGTCATTTTTACCTTGCTGTCGTCAGATGCAGGTGTGGCGTCCCAGGTGGCGGCGCGCATCTACCCCAGCCGCGTACCGCAAAACACCGTCATGCCCGCGCTCGTGTATGAATACATCAGCGGCAACGAACACCCGGTGATCGACGCATCCGCCGGGCGCCAGTTGATCATCAGCCGGGTGCAGGTGAATGCGATGGGCAAAAACTACTTTGATGTGAAGAACACCCTCGAAGCCGTGCGTATTGCCTGTCTCTACAAGCGCGGCCTTATTGACGGCGTGCAGGTGGTCTCCATCATGCGCGGCGGCATTGGCCCGGATCTGCGTGACGACCAACTGGCCTTGTACCTGCAGAGCATTGATTTCATGGTCACGCACTACGAGCAATAGCGCACCGTTTTAAGCCGATTTTTTACCGCCGCCCAGAGTGATCACGGCGGCTTTTCCGTTTTGGCGCAAGCCAAAGAGCCTGCCCGCTGAGCATCCCGCCGGTGGGCTTTTTTTTGTTTCAAGGAGTCCATCATGACGTTAGCCGCCGGTCTGTTCAAACAAGTAGCCTACAAGGTCGAAACCATCTTTGGCACATTGCCCGCTGCCTCCGCCGCCCAGGCGCTGCGCCGCGTGCAATCCAGCCTTGATCTGAAAAAGGACACGTACCAGTCCAATGAAATCCGCACCGATCTGCAGATCGCCGATTTCCGCCACGGCGTGCGCCGCGTCAAGGGCAGCATCAATGGCGAGCTGAGCTGCAAAACCTATTCCGACTTTTTCGCGGCTGCCATGAAGCGGCCCTTCGCCGCCGTCACCGCCATCGCGGGCGCCAGCATCACCATCGCAGGCGCCGGCCCCACCTACACCCTCACGCGCGCCGCCGGCTCGTATTTGACCGACGGCGTCAAGGTGGGCGACGTGCTGCGTCTGTCGGCGGGCACTTTCAATGCCGCCAATGTGAACAAGAACGTGATGGTCACAGCACTCACCGCGCTCGTGGCCACCGTGATGGTGGTCAATGCCTCCGCCCTGGTGGCAGAAGGCCCCATCACCGGCGCCACGGTCACGGTGCAGGGCAAAAAGACCTTTGTACCGACGTCTGGACACACCGACCTGTCGTTCAGCATTGAACATTTTTACTCTGACCTGGTGCAGTCTGAAACCTTCAGCGGCTGCAAGGTTGACAAGATCGCGCTGAGCCTACCGCCCACCGGCATGGCGACGGTGGCGATGGACTTCATGGGGCAAAACGTCACCACGGCGTCGGCGCAGTACTTCACCACGCCGACGGCTGTCACCACCACCGGCTCACTGGCCAGCGTCAACGGCATCGTGCGCGTCAACGGCACCACGGTGGCCATCCTCACGGGCCTGACGCTCAATATCGACCCCGGCTTCACTGGCGACCCCGTGGTGGGCTCCAACCAGGTGCCCGCGCTGTTCGCCGGCACGGTCAACACCACCGGTCAGATGACGGCCTACTTTTTGGACACGACGTTGCGCGACGCGTTCTTAAACGAAACCGAAATCGATTTGTACGCCGTGTTTACGGCCGACAACACGGCGGCCAGCGACTTCTTGGCCTTCAGCCTACCGCGCATCAAGCTCGGCGGCGCTGCCAAGAACGACGGCCAGGGCGGCCTGGTGCAAACCATTCCGTTTCAGGCGCTTTTCAACAAAAACGGCGGTGCCGGTATCGCCACCGAAGCCACCACGATTTCGGTGCAAGACGCGCAAGCGTAAGCACTCAGCCGCGCACCGACCCTGCCGCTTGTCTCCCTTTCGCGGGGGAGCAGGCGGCGGGGCACGGGCATTTATTGACCTCCCGCGAAAGCTACACCATGACACCCATCGAAACCTTTGACCTCGACCAATTTGAAGACATACAGACGTCCAGCGTAACCCTGAAGAACCCCGCCACGGGCGCACCCACCGCCGCCGTCATCGAGTTGCTGGGCCCCGAGCATCCGGCGCGCAAGAAAATTCAGATGGACCGCGCGCGCAAGTTGCGCGCCGAGTTCCAGCGCAACGGCAAGATCAGCGTGACGGACCCGTTGGAAGACGTCGACGCCGAAACCGACTTCCTGGTGGCCTGCACTGCGGGTTGGTCAGGTATGACGCAAGCCGGCGCCGTGCTGGCCTACAGCGCCGACGCAGCCCGCGCCCTGTACACCGACACCAAGCGCCAGTGGGTGCGCGCCCAAGTCAAGAAAGCGCTGGACGAAGCCGAGCGTTTTATCAGCAGCTCCGCAAAAGCCTGACGGAGTTTGCGCGTGTCGAGTTCGAGCTCGACACGCCCCAGGGTGACGGTGCCACTCTGCGCACCCACTTGCAGCGCCTGGCCGCCAACACCGGCCAGCGCGCCCCCCAGTTAGACAACACCTGCCCGGCCCACACCGAATACCTGTGGGCCATTTTCAACAGCCTGGGCCGCGCCAGCAGCAACGGCTTTGAAGGCATCAGCCAGGCCGAGATTGCTGCCTGGCAAAGCAACCACAGCGCCCGGCTCACAAGTTGGGAACTTGACACCTTGAAAGCGCTGGACAACCAGGCCGCAGTTGCTGCGGCCAAGCAGCGGCGCCAGAGCCAGACGTAAGGACCACAGAATGAACATCGGAACCCTTGAGATCCAGATGATGGCCGACATGGCGCAGCTCAAGCGCGACATGGACGACGCCAAGTCTGCGGTGGGCACGTCGATGGCTGCGATCGAGGAGGCCGTGGGTCTTGCAAAGGCCGCGTTTATCGGCCTGACCGGTATCGCCTCGATTGAGGCGTTTCGCGGCATGGTGGAAGGCGCGCTGCACGGTGTGGCCGCGCTGCACGACTTGTCGATTCAGACGGGCGCTTCGGTAGAGCAGTTTTCTGCCTTGGTGTCGGTGGGCAAGTTGACCGGCACCACCGGCGACGAGATCGCCGGAATGATGAACAAGCTGGCCAAGAACATGGCCGTGGCCAACGAAGAGAGCAAGGGCACGGGCCAAGCGATCGCCGCACTTGGGCTGAATTTCAACGACTTCAACGCCCTGTCGCCCGACGAAAAATTGGTGACGTTGGCCGGTGCCATGAACGGGTTTGCCGATGGGTCTGACAAATCCGCCGTCGCCATGACGCTGCTGGGTAAGTCGGGAGCGCAAGCGCTGCCGTTCCTGCAAGAGCTGGCCGATGTGGGTGAACTGCATGCCAAGGTCACAGAAGAACAGGCCACGCAAGCGCGCCAGTTTGAGGTGGATATGAAGCGCTTGCAGGCCAGCGGCGACGCCTGGAAGAAGGAATTGTCGCTGGGCATGCTGCCTGCGCTGCAGGAAGCCGCGACCGCCACGCTGGGCATGGTCAACGATACCGGTGGGCTGCGTGAAGAGATAAAAAAGCTCTCTGCCGACGGCTCCATTGCCGACTGGACGCGCACGGCCATCGTAGGCGCCACCTATGTGATGGACGCGTTCAGCGGCCTGAAGGATGTGATCATTACCGTGGGGTCGAGCATCGGCTTTATGGCGGCGTCCGCCATGCTGCAGTTCGACGGAATCTCCACCGTCATCAACAAAGTCATCCATGGTGATTTTGCAGGCGCGGCTGAAACCTACCGTACCACGACGATAGCTCAGCAGCAGATGACCGAGGACTTCCACGCCACGCTCGACAAGACCTGGGGCGAAAGCACCTTGGGGCAGCAACTGCGCGACCGCATCGCCAACGTGCAGGCGGTGGGTGTTGCGGTTGGGGATGATAGAGCGCAGCTCGATTACCACTCTGAGTCGATGGCAAAAGCCAAGGAAGTTGCCGACCAGGCCGCCAAGGCGGGTTTGGACTATGCCGTCTCTATCGAGAACATCACTGAAAAATTGCAGGCTGAGCTCGACTATGGCTACAAGCTGACACTCGCTCAGCAGGAAGACCTGAAGCTCACGCAAGACCTTGCCAGCGGCAAGATCACCCTCACGGCCACCATGGAGGCCGCGACCCGTGCTCGCATCGCCGAAAACGACGCGTTGACAAGACAGATCGAAGAGCAAAAGCAGGACACGGACGAGAACTACAAATCCGCCGTGGCGATCCAGACCAAGATCGACAAGCTGAACGACGAAACCAGCAAGACACGCGACAACAACGACATGATGTTCCTGACCAAGGAACAGATCGTAGAGATCAAGATTGCGCGGCTCGAAGAAATGGCCGTCGCCGCCGACCATCAGGCACAGATGCTCGAAGAGGCTGGGTTGAGCCAAGACCTCATAGACGCACAAAAAAATCTGGCGGCCGCGTATCGTGGCGCCGAAGCCGAGGCGAGTCGCGGCGCTATCTTGCAAAACGCAAAAGACACAGCAGCCGAGTGGAAAAAAACGTCTGATCAGATCGGCGCAGGCCTGACTCAGGCATTTTTAGGCGCGGTTGAAAGCGGCAAGAGCATCTTCGTGGCGTTCCGCGATTACCTCATCAAGATGTTCGAGCAAATGGTGCTCACGCCCACCATCCAGGCAATCATGTCGCCCGTGTCCAATGCTCTCACCGGCATGGTCAACGGCGCCCTGGGGATCACAGGTGGCGGCAGTGGCTCATCTGGCGCTGGGGGGATGGCAGGTGCATCTTCCATGGGCAGTTCGCTCATGTCAGGCGCCAGCGCCCTGGGATCGATGGCCACCGGCTCGATGTCACTGGCCAACGGCGCGGGCAGCATTGCCGCCAATGCTGGTTATGCCGGTGGCGGTATCGATGGGCTGCTGGCTACAAATGGTGCGTACGGCACGGCGGCTGCAGCGGGCGCTACGAGCGTCGGTGCAGGGACGTTGGCCGGCGCGGGCGCGGAAACCGGCATGACGATGGGCAGCGCCGCTGCGATGGATGCGGGCTACGGCGCGGTGGCAGAGGGCGCATCGGTGGGCGGCTCAGAGATTGCTGCAGGGATATCGGCTGGTCCGCTGGGCTGGGTGGCGCTCGGCATCTCGGCGCTGTTCTCGCTCAACGGCGGCAGCGACTACAAACCGCATGGCGAGGAAAAATCCACATTCGGTCCAGATGGTTCGGTCAAGAGCGGTGGTATGGGCGGCACGCTGGTGCACAAAGGCGTACCCAGCGAGGTGGAGCAAATGTATCTGGCCGAGGCCGCCAAGATGGGTGTGGCCAAGCGCGCGGTGGAGTTTGATTACACCGAGTATTTCAATGGTCACATTGAAGAAGCGAGTCTCTTGGTGGACGGGAATCCGATGGACATCATTGTTCTGTCAGACCCATCCTCGCTGGAAGACGTGAAAGCCCAGGCAGCCCTGGCTGCGGTGACGCAGCAATACCCCAACTTTGAAAACGACCGCAGCTCAATCTCCGGAATGGCCACGGGCGGCGACTGGGGCGGTGGTATCCGCTTGGTTGGCGAGAACGGCCCCGAGATCGAAGTCACCGGCCCGTCGCGCATCTTCAATGCCGACCAAACCGCCAGCATGCTGCGCTCGGGCGGTGCAGACAACACCGAGCTGCTGGTGGAGATGCGGCTGCTGCGGCGCGCCTTTGAACAGAACGTGGCGAACACCGCCAAAACTAATCGAACCCTGGACCGCATCGTGCCGCTGGGTGATGCCCTGAGCGTAAGGACGGTGGTATGAAGGTTGTCAAGCCCATTGTGATCGACAGCTCGGCGCTCTACAGCACCACGGCCACCGAAACCTACAGCGCCTGGGCCAGCGCCACCTCGTACACATTGGGTGCGTTCGTGATCCTGACCAGCACGCAGCGCGTCTATCAGTGCCTGATCGCGGGCGTGGACGCCACATCGCCAGACGCGTCGGCACTGCTCACCACGCCGCATTGGTTGGACGTTGGCCCCACCAACAAATACGCCATGTTCGACAGCCTGGTGGGCACGCAGACGGTGAGCACCGCGCCGCTGACGGTGGTGATCCACCCTGGATACGTCAACAGCCTGGCGTTGTTCGGTATGGAGGGCACGCAGGTGGATGTGACGGTGCGCGACGCGCTGGCCGGCAACATTGTGTACACCTACAGCCAGCCGCTGGACGGCACCATCATCGCCGATTGGTACCAGTACTACTTTGAACCCTATGTGCAGAAGGCAGATGTGGTGCTGACCAACCTGCCGCCGTATGTGGACGCGTATATCACCGTCACCGTCAGCGGTACCGGCACGGTTAAGTGCGGCATTCTGGCCGCAGGCACTTTCTACACAATGGGAGACACCCAGTACGGCGCCACCGCGTCGATCATCGACTACAGCAAAAAGAACACCGACGCCCTGGGCAACACCACCTTCGCCAAGCTCGCCTACAGCAAGCGCATGACGGCGAACCTCTCTCTGGACAACGGCCAGCTCAACAAAGTGCAGCGCGTTCTGGCGGATTTGCGCGCCACGCCGTGCGCCTGGCTGGGCGTGGACGCAGCAGGCTTTGAGCCGCTCACCGTTTTTGGTTTTTACCGCAATTTTTCTATCGACATCGCCTACCCGACGTCGAGCTATTGCAGCCTCGAAATTGAAGGACTCACCTAATGTCAATCTCATCCCTACCCACACCTCCAACGCGCAGCGATTCCAGCACTTTTGCTGCGCGCGGAGACGCATTCTTGGCGGCACTTCCTACCTTCGTCACCGAAGCCAACGCGCTGCAAGCGGATGTGAACGCAAAACAGGTAGCCGCCGCCGTCAGCGCCGCTGCTGCAGCATCTGACCGCATCGTCACCCAAGCCGCCGCTGCCGCCGTCAACGTTACCAACCCCGTCGCCAATGCCGCCGCAGCAGCAGCATCTGCCGCCTCCGCTGCGGCGTTTGCATCCACCGCCCAAGCCACCAACCCCGACTCACCCATCCGCATCAATCCGCGCGAGATCACTACCAATTTCACGCTGGCGAGCAACTACAACGCTGCCAGCGTGGGGCCCATCACCGTATCCGACGGCGTCACGGTCACCGTGAGTGACAACGCCACCTGGTCAATCCACTAACCCAAGCCACGAAGGAAATCATATGAGCACCCTTGTCACCCGCAACATCCAAACTCCCGACGGCTCGCCCGTCTCCTTCCCTGGAGGCATCCGCATCGGCACAGCCACCGGCGCCGGCCTGGTCAACAACATCGGAACCCCTGGCCAGCAGGGTTTTGGCGTGGGCATTGCGCCCAGCATCCCCAGCGGATTCGCCGCGCTCTACGGCACCAATGACCCGGCCAGCGACACCTATGGAAACTATCAATACACCGACGGATCGATCATGGTCTACATGCCGGCGTTCTATTACAAATACGGCACAGGCGCCAACGGCTTTGCCCTGAACGTGGTGGATGTCAAGGCCTTCAGCTACTTTGCAGACGTCGCGACAGCCAATGCAGCAGGCTACGCGCTGCACCGCGCGTTCTACAACGGCGGCACCATCCGCCCCGGCGTGTTTGTCGACAAGTACATGTGCAGCAACAACAACGGCACCGCCAGCTCACTGAAGAACGGCGTGCCCCTGGCTAGCGCGCAACGCGGCGCCGTGGCATCCACCGCCTTCGCCACATTGACGGGCGCCCCTGCCAATGCGTTCTATGGCGCTATCCCAGCCGCCAAGACGCGCGGCAGCGTGTTCTTTTGCTCCAGCCGATTCATCCGCGCTGCACTGGCGCTGTTGTCCAACGCCCATGGCAGCGCGAGCACGGGAACCACCTATAACGCCTGGTACTCGGCCGGCAGCACGAATTTTCCAAAGGGCTGTAACAATAACGCCTTAGGCGACACAAACGACGGCTCGATCGCCTTCCTGGACGATGGCACAGCCACCAACTGCAGCAAGACGGGCAGCGCCAACTTCTTCAGCAAGACCACGCACAACGGCCAAAACTGTGGCGTCGCCGATTTGAACGGCACACTGTGGAGTATTGAGCCCTTCGGCTTGACGAGCAACGGCACCAACTTCTATCTGCTTAACACCGCCGCAGACGTCAACGCCATGACCAGCGGCAACACCCTGGCCACCGACGCCTGGGGCGCCACCGGCCTGGCCGCGCTGTACACCAGCCTGGGCGCCACCTACGGATGCATGACGGCTGCAGCCGCCAATAAGACCTTCGGCTCAGCAGCACAGGTTTTGTCCGAAGCCACCAGCGGCACCCCTTGGGGCGTCACTGGTGCCGGTATTCCTTTGTTGGCCGGTGTGGGAGGCTCCAACCAGTTCGGTAACGACTACATGTATGACGGGGCTCGACCGAATGAGCTTTGTGTGAATTCGGGTGGCAGCTGGGTCAGCGGCGCGTTAGCCGGGGTCTGGGCGCTGGACTTGGGCGCCGTTCGCGCTAGCTCGAGCTACAGCGATGGCTTTCGCTCCGCCTCGTATCTTTGAGGCCTTGAGCGGTAGCGATTAGGCCCTTATCACCATGCAAAAACAGAGCGTCCACGCCGAAGCCTCGCTGCATCGCAAGCTGGTGCTATTTGCCGTGCAGTTGGAGGGCTACCTGGCCCACTTTCCCAACTGCCACAAATACAGCCTGACTCAGAGCATTCGAGTGGCATTTGTGGATGTCTACAACCTGGTGACCGAGGCGCAGAAGCGCTATCACAAGAAAACGACTTTGGTCCAACTGGATATTCGCCATGAGCAGCTTCGCATGCTGCTCAACCTCGCCCACGAGCTGGGTCTGTTTGGCTACAACGCCGGCCGCAAGGATGCATCAGATCCGGGAGACCACCGGCATCTGGTCATCCTGCGCATGGTAGACGAGCTGGGGCGAATGATTGGTGGTTGGGTGAATTTGGAATTCCGTGGCCAGGTGGCCACGGGTTCAGGAATTCGCAGCGATGCTGCGAATGCGGTGGAGGCTTGACATGCTTTGTGTGAATTCGGGTGGCAACTGGAACAACGGCGCGATAGCCGGGGTCTGGGCGCTGAACTTGAACAACGTTCGCGCTAACTCGAACAACAACTATGGCTTTCGCTCCGACTCTGTGCCAAATACGCCTTATGCAGCGTGTGCTGACCGGCAAAGAGGGAGTCTCCGTCGTGCCTTGCGGCGAAATGTTTTGCTTGTGCGCCCTTTGGTAGCGACCGGGGCCCATGTTGGTCTTCACGCGAAGACTGGTTCAGGAGCCTTGACATGAAACGCATTGGCAACCTGTACCCGCGCATTTGCACCATGGACGCATTGCTTTCCGCTTATCGCGCAGCCAGCCGGAACAAGCGCAATCATCGCGCCTGCTTCGAGTTTGGCTGCAACCCGGGCGCGAATCTGGCGGCATTGCACCAGGAACTGAGCGACGGCAGCTATCGCCCACACCCTTGCAATAGGTTCTGGGTGAATGATGGAAGAAAGCCACGCCTGATCGAGGCTCCCGCCTTCAGGGACATGGTGGTGCAGCACGCCGTCTACGCGGTAGCCTATCCCATCTTCGAAGCCCACTACATCAATACCAACTTCGCCTGCCGCATCGGCAAGGGAACGCACGTCGCTGCCGACTGGCTGCAGGCCGCTATCCGTCGCGCACCGCGTACCGACTGGATATTGCATGTAGATGTGCGCAAGTTCTTTTACAGCATCGATCGGGATGTGTTGCAGGTGCTGCTAGCCCGCATCATCAAGTGCGGCGCCATGCTGGATCTGATGAACGCATTTGCGCAGCGCCCAGAGCGCACCGGCGTTCCGATCGGGAACCTGCTCAGCCAGACCTTTGCCAACGTCTACCTCAACAGCCTAGACCAATTCTGCAAGCGCACGCTCAAGATCAAGGATTACGGCCGCTACATGGATGACAGCATCATGCTGGCGCCCGATCGCGCTACCGGCCTAGTGTGGCTGCAGCAGATCCGCACGCACCTGGCGCTGCTGGGCCTGGAGATCAGTCACTTCAGCCTGCACCCCGTGAAGCGCGGCGCCAACTTCTGTGGATTTCGCACTTGGGCACGCGGTCGGTTTGTTCGCCCGCGCATCGTCAGTCAAATCCGTGCAGACGCCCGTAAAGGCCGTCTCGAATCCATTATTTCGCGACTTGGACACGCCAAGCGCACCTGCTCACTCAAACCGCTCTTAACCCACCTGAAAGAAAAACATCATGACCTCTTTACACGCTTACCGAAAAGTTATCGACGCAGTCACCACGCACACACTGCGCCTGCCTGATGCACCCCAGGGAGTACAGGCCGGGCAGGAAGTTGCCACACTGGCCGATGGCCGCACGGTGGTGGCAGTGTTCGATGGCTTCACACTCCCCACAAATCAGCCGAGTTCCATTGCAGCATCCATAGAAACGTTGACTACACCCCTCGCCACGGATCTGCTGGCGGCGATCAAACTGGCCAGCCCGCAAGTGCGTCTGATCAACCAGCGCGTGCAGGATGCGATCGCGCAACGCTACAGCACCGCCGACGAACTCAAGCTGTTGCGTACGGCGCCAAGCACCGAGATGACGGCCTACAACGCCTACGCAGAGGAATGCCGGGCGTGGGGGCGGGCTGAAAAAGCAAAGCTGGGACTGTAATTCCACGGAGAGGACCATGAACTCACTTCTAGCCAAACTCTCAACACTGCTTGACAGTGTGCCGCAACTTCCAGGAGGCGCCTACGTCAACCATTTCGCCTGGGGCGGTGCGCTGGGCGTGCTGATCTCCTACGCGCTGCATCTCCGGTTCCCGTGGCAGTTCAGTTTCCTGATCGCCACGCTGCTGGTCGGTGGGCTGTGCGCTGTGAAGAAGGTCAGCAACTATTTCCCGCCTCAGAGCGAGCCCCTTTCAATGTGCGTTGGCAAGACCGTTGTCACCGCGCTGCTGCCCGCTGTTTTTTACGTGCTGTCGATCTGGAGGTATTGATGGATATTGATCCAAACAAACTCGTGACCGCGCCACTGTTCGCTGGCGTCATGGGCTCGCTGGTAGCGCTGCGTTTTGCGCCTGGCGCGTCGTGGACCGAACGCATTACCAACGTGGTGAGCGGCTCGGCCTGTGCGGGCTTCATTGCGCCAGCGGCGGGCGAATATTTTCACCTTGGCACGGCCTCGATGCTGAGCTTTTTGAGCTTTGCGCTTGGCCTGTTCGGCATGAGCATCGCTGCCGCCGTAATGACGGGCATCAAAGACCTGAAGGTCGGCGAAATTGTCTCGGGGTGGATCAGCAAAGGAGGCACCAAATGATTGACCATTTCAATGGCTTCATGAGCCTATTGCTCGCGTGCGCCACGGGCTGGGCAATCATGTCAAAACGTGTACACGACGGCGTGATTTTCAAAGCCGGACTGATCTGCCTATCGGTAGGTTTTTTGGGTGCAGGCCTTACCTACCTCGAAAACCCGGACAAGCACGCCGAGGCCATCGACGCAGTGCACGCGCTGATATTCGCGGGCCTGTTGATTTGCGGCTTTGGCTACTACCTGCGCACGCGCCGTGGGCAGAGCCGCAGGCTATCGGATTGGATTGACACGGAGACGCAAAAATGACTTGGACATACGAACAGGCAACGGGTCGCCTCATTGACCCTGACGGACACGTCGCGGCCATCGGTTACGCCGGTGGCAACTGCGGCCAGAACCCGGAGGGAAAGAACAACCCGGATGCACAGGACCAGCACAGCATCGGACCACTTCCCCGGGGGGTCTACACCTTCACCAAAGCAGAGAACAGTCCGCACCTGGGGCCGCTGGCCATCATCCTTGAGCCAGATCCTTCGAACGAGATGTTCGGGCGTTCCTTGTTCCGCATGCATGGCGACTCGGCGCTGCATCCGGGTTGCGCGTCTGAGGGCTGCATCATCATGCCGCGCAACGTGCGCGAAGCGGTGTTTGCCAGCGCCGACAAAACCATCACGGTGACGCCATGAGCTGGGTGCTTTGGGGACTGGCGGGCATGGCCGCACTGGTGGCGCTGATCGTTGTCGCAGCGCTGGCACTGACCATCATGTACGGGAGACGGCCATGGTAGGACTCATCCCGTACAAGTGGATCGCGATCGCCGTGGCCATCGTGGCGGCGCTGGCTGGCCTGTGGGCGCTTGAGGCGCACATCGAGGGCATCGGCTACGACAAGGCGGCGCACGTCTACCAGGCCGCGATCGACAATCAAAAAGCGGACGCGTCCGCAACGTTGGCCAGCGAAACCGAGCGCGCCAACAAAACCGAGCGGGCGCTGCAGGAAGTCACCAACACCATCAACCTCAAGGACTCTGACCATGAAAAAACTGTCGCTGATCTGTCTGATCGTCTTCGCCGCGCTGCTGGCCCTGCTGGGCGGCTGCGCGACCCGCACGCCGCCGGATGTGGGCGCGGTGGTGGTGGCTCCACGGCCCAAGCTGCCGGACCTGCCGGTGATCGTCCAGCAGACGCCGCCGAAGCCACCGGGCTTTTATCAGCGGACCTTACTGAACTACTTCAACGGATCACCCGCGACGCCGACCACATCAACGACGCCTACACAAGCTGCCGAGAGCAAGGAATCGCCATAAGGGCGGCGCAATGATTTTGTAGTTGCCTCGACCCCGCAACGTGACCCTGCTGGCTTCGGCCAGCGGGGTTTTTTGTCGTTTGAAAACTACTGGATATTTGACACTGTCAAATAAAAGTCAAATAAGCAAAGAAAAAGCACCTAGCGCAGAAACGCTAAGTGCTTGATTTCATTCGAGTTTTTTGGCTCCTCGACCTGGGCTCGAACCAGGGACCTACGGATTAACAGGCGGCACTACGATCGGACGTGAAACCCGCATGGATACTCAATTCTTGCTTTTGATTGTCAAAAATAATTTGCGAATGGTGAGCGGGTCTAGCTATGGCGCGATGGGTGTTTTGGGTCGCAAACTACTGGATATTTGACAGTCATCCCATCACCACCTGGTTGGTTTGGATCGTGTCGTGCCAGCGCTGCTTGACGTAGATCTCGGTCGTGTCCTTGGTCTCGTGGCCGCAGAGCTGCTGGATCTGCTCGATGGGCACGCCTGACAGCCACATGTCCGTGGCGCCCTTGCCCTTGAGGTCGCGGTAACCAAATGACGGCATGGGCGCGATGCCCTTTGTCGCGTTGATCTTGTTGGCCTTGGCGATGCAGCGTTTGAGCATGGCGCTCAGGCCGTCGTAGGTGTAGGCTTTTCCATTGCGCGTGCGCACGATGTGCTGACGCAGCGGCACCACGTTACCGCTCAAGCCTTTTGTGATGAGAGCATCGAGCGCCGGCGTGGTGGCGATCTTCATCACCTTGCCGGTCTTGCCCTGGCGAAACTTTAGCTTTTGCACCTTGTCTTCGTTGACCAGGATGTCGGTGGTCCAGGTGATGATGTCGCTCTCGGGCCGCTGCAGGGTGCGGTAGGTCAGCTCCATCATCAGGCGCACCGTGGCGGGCGCCACGGCCCACACGTCGCGGTATTCGTCATGCGTGACGTAGCGATCGCGCTTGCTCTCCGGGTTGCGCTTGATGCCGCTGGCGCGCATGCACGGGTTGATCTTGAGGCCTGGCACTTTGCCAGTGCGGATCAGCCAACTGATGCAGCTGCTGAGCGCTGCTTTTTCTCGGTTGGCCGGCACCGGTCTGCCCAGCTCGGCGTTGGTGTCCAGGAAGTCCTGAACGTTGTCGGGATCGACGTCGAGCGGCGTCATTGGCGGCGCGAAGAAGACGCGCAGGGCGCCTGGCTTGGGGTCTTTACCCTTTGGCGTGGTGCCCTTGATGGCGAACGAGTAGTCGTCGTAGGTGCGCTGGGCCAGCGTCTTGGCGGTGACGCGCGCCTGGCAGTTGGCCAGGAACATGTCGAGCCAGTAAACCATGGTGCCAAATTGGCCGTCGGGATCGTTGTAGAGCCGTGCCTTCTGGTTGGCCTCGGCCTTGTTGGTGCCCAGGCGCTCCCAGCGGCCGTCGCGATGCACGTAGTACAGCGCGCCGTGCTGCTGGTACACACGTGGCTCCAGCCCGGTGTCTGCGGATTTGCGTTTGCGGCCCATGGGCGCCATGGTAGCGGGTTTCATTTTTTGGCCTGTTCTACGCTCTATAACTTCAGCGGGCTGACGTTATGTTGCAGGGTGCGGTATAAATTGCGTTATGCCCCTTCATTGAACTACTTCCGATTTCCAGTTTGCACCTATTTCAGGCTTCGCAATGAATGCGGCTGTTCCTTCAAGTCGAGCCACAGCTTCGGCCTGCCCAACTGTTGCGCACATAAATAGCCCGCATAGGCTTGCCATTTTCATCAGCGCATTTGCTGCATCCTCTGTCGTTTCGCAGCCGCAAGCGTTCACATAATCGTGCAGGTGTTTTTTAGCCAGCGCTTCGGCCTCTGCTTGTGTAATCATCGTTTTGTTCTCCGTAGTTAAGACGGGGCATAACCCGTCAATCAACCCGGACTCCGCAAAAGCGCGGAGCCGGTTATTTCTGCGTTATGTGGTGGACGTCGCTCTACCTCTGCCAAACGCCAGTACCAGCGCAGCTCGATCGGGCTTGTTGCGCGTGGCCTGAGCCACAGCGGCCTGGATTTGCTGCAGGCCAGACAGCACGGCCTCGGCGTGCGTGCGCATCACCAGTGGGCGACCGTTGGGCTTGAGCGTGACGGTGAGGCCCATACCGCGCAGGTGGCGCGCCTTGGCGGCGTTGTTGACTAGGCCTTCGCACAGGTCATCGATCTCTTGGTCGGTGTACCAGGGTGTCATGGCTTCACCACCTTAAATTCGATCACCCACACCCACGGATTCAAGTCCCATGATCCGGCGCCGTTGATGGATTCCCACAAGTCCTGGTAGGTGGCCACTGGCCCGTAGCGCGAGTCACGCGGCCGTCCGTGGTGATCTGGATGCAATGTGATGCCCTCGGCCAGTGCATCCTCTGCGCTGATGGACTGCAGCCGCTCCACGCGCACGCCCGTCACCTCAAGCGTGATGCGGCTGGCCCAGCGTGGCATGTGGATGCTCGGACGTTTACGGCACGGCGACTGTCCTGGCTCCCAGTGGTAACGGTCATCCTCGCCAGTTTCTAAACCGGCCTTGATGCAATCTTCGGTCGATTGCTCCCAATATTTCATGGCCACTTCACCGTCACGCCATGGGTCTGGAACCGTCAACCATTCACGGCGTGCACAGTCGCTGGCCATGTAGTCAATTACCAGCTCACCGCCGTCTTCATTCCATGCGCCAATTCTCCAGGCCTCACGCACCCAGAGCTGGTCGCCAGGGCTACCGTATCGGCATGCAAGGCTCACATGGGGCGCCGCTACTGCTAGGTCACCATGCTTTCCGGTCGGGATGTAGGCGTCACCACAATACCTTGGGTCGATCACTGGGGTTGGATTCACGACCCGCCGCGTCTGTGTCTTGCTGCCATCAAGCAGGGCCCGCACCATCGGTGCGCCGAAGAGGATTGGGCTATCTTTCATGCCGCCGCTCCCTTCAATTCCCGCACCACCGTCACCCTACCGCCATCGCTGCGGATCTGAGCGGTGGTGGTGTTGATCGCGCGCAGGAACTCGGCGCGGCTCAGCGATCGGGCCTGGAAGGCGTGCAGATCCGTGAAGGTGTGCACGGCATCGAGCTCGTGGTAATGCAGCACCGTGGGCCGCCAGCCGGTTGGCTGTTTAGCGCGGTTGTAGATGGCCTGCAGCGCGGCCTCGGCGCTGGCCAGGTGTTCGCGCAGGCCGCGTACGACGCCCTGGCGCTCGATGGTGTGGGCCACTGCTAGGCTGCCACTGAGGATGCTCCACTGGCGCTCGGTGGCCACGCCTTCGCGCAGCGCTTTGCTGGCATCGAGCACGGCCTGCAGCACTTCGTCGACGTCGGCCGGCGCGGGCTTGGCGGCCTGGTGCAGGGCGATGGCCAGCGTGTCGGCGGTGGGGTGCCAGCGTGGGCGGCGGGGTTTGCGTGAGCTCATTCGTCGGCGGTGACGCCGTGGTCATTCATGAGCGCCTGGAAGCCTTCGGCCTCTTCAATGGGGTGCACGTCTTCGCGCTGCAGGTTCTCGGAGATCTGGGCGCGCTTGACTTCTTCGTCGCTCATGGCACGCACCATGCAGGGTACTTCGAGCAGGCCGGCGATTTCGGCGGCGCGGTAACGGCGATGTCCGAAGACGATCTGGTACATGGCGCCGTTGGTGGGGCGCACAAGCAAGGGTAAAAGCACACGGCCCTGGGCCTTGATGTCGGCGGCCAGTTCCTGCATGGATGCTTCGTTGAAGATTTTGCGCGGGTTGTAGGGGCTCTCGTCCAGGTGGGTGATGGCGATGTTGGTGATGAGGTTGGGTTTGGTCATGACGTAGTCCTTGTGGCGTGGGTGGAGGGTTGGCTGGTTTTGTCGCGGTAGTGCAAAACGTCACCGATGCGGCTGGGCAGATTGAGAAAGTCTTCGGAGCCGCTGCGTGCGGCGTGGCCGGTTTCGTGGCCGGTGTAAGTACCGTGCGCGCTGGTGTTGGTGATGCGGTCGGGTGCAGCAAGGCGGGGCGCACGTTGCAGAGCCGCGCGGCGCTGGAGGTAGAGGGCCTGCGCGTCGGCAGCGGCCTTGGTTTTGGTTTTACTCATGATGGGCGATCGGTATCGGACATGTTGGAGTCCAGCCACAGCAAAAATAGGATGCAGCACGCGGCGTGCGCGAGGTGGTGCAGATGGGTTTCGGGGTCGCGTGTTTCGCCGCTCCACCAGGCATTGACGTGGCGCATGAGTGCGTCGTAGTAGCGCGTGCGGGCATTGGGCACCTTCTGCCAGTTGCCGGGCGTGTACTTGATGGCGCCCGCTTCTAGGACGCGCACCACGAGCTCGACGGTGCCGTCGGGCAGCAGGCTCCAGCGGGGTTTGCCCGTGTCGTGTTTGATGCCGGAATCTCTCACGCTGCCACCTCGGATTTTTCAGAATTTCGAATGGCGAAGCATGGCGATTTCGATCTGACGGTTTCGCGGAATGCGTCTAGGCTTGGGTAGGTCATGTGCAGCATTTGGAAGATGACGCCGGCGGCTTGGCGGTCATCCAGGCCGTGCAGCGTGTTTGCCAGCGACTTGGCCATGTGACGCAGGTCGAACACGATCCACTCTCCGCCGGGTGCGATCTGTGCAGCGCGCAGGAAGGCGACGGGCGTGCCCGCGATGTGGACCTGGTGCGTCATGACGGCGCTGCCGTCGTGAAACATGATTTCCTGGCGTTTGTCCAGCAGCCCGAAGTCGAGCGGTGGTGGTGGGGTATCGGGCACGGTGGGCTCCTAGTGGGTGGGTTGCGGTTGAGGTTGGATCGCGGCGAGCTCGATGCGCTCGACATGAGGTAGGAAGATGCGGATGTCGAGCAACGACGTGGTCAGCGTGACGCGCTTGCCCTTAGTGAGTGATTGCGCCAGCGCTTCGGCGTGCTTGCGGGTGGCTTCGGTAAATATTTGCTGTGCGAGCAGCGTGCGGCCGGTGTCACCCACCTCGATTAGATCCAGACACAGGACCGGCACGATGTGCTGGTCGTCGCCGATGGGCTTGCAGCGCAGTTGCGCGTCGGCCTTGAGGGTGCCGGTGAACTGCATGCGCAGGCCCGTAGCTTCCTGGTCGGCGAACATGTCGAGCTCGGCCAGTGCAGACGCGTGCATGGCGCGGCTCATGGCTTGACCCCTGATGCGGAGGCGGGTCTGTGGCGGTTGTGCGGGCCGCATTTGATGCTGCCGTCATCTAGCCAATACAGGGCAGCGCCGGGCCCGCATCGATCGCGCGCAAGTTGTTCGGCGGTGAGCACTTCTGCTGACGGAGCCGGTTCGGGCTGATCGAAAATGAGGATGAGCGTGGCGGCGATAGCAGCGCCCAGCAGCCAGTTGAAAACACGGTCTCGGTTCATGATTTCCTCCGGTAAATCTTGGTCAGATCGCCCTGGACGGCGTGTCCACGGCGGCGTAGGACGTTGGCCAGCAGCGCGCGATCGGCGTGGCTGTGGGTGGCCTGGCGCAACAGGCCCAGGTAACAGCGGCACAACCAGATTCAAATTGCACACGGGGATGAGGGCCTTGACCGTCATACAACAGGCGCCCTGTTCGAGCTTTTGAGCCATCCGCCAGCCTGCTTGCCGATGCTGCCCAGCAGTTCAATCGACTCGGCCCAGAGCTTGGGAGACAGATACCGACTGTCATGGCTGACGCGCAGCAGCACCGTCATGGCGCGCTGGCGGGTCAGCAGGTCCTCGATATGCGCGGCGCGAGTGTCGCGCTGGGTCGCATTGGCGAGGGCCATGAGGTCAAGAATTTCGACGCAGTGCTGGGTGATCTTCTCGCCCAGGATGCGCTTCATGCTGCGCGGCATTTGTTCCTGCACCTTCACCGCCAGGGTCAGCAGACGGACCCCGGTGCGGTAGATTGGAAGCTCTGTATGGATCGCCATGGGCGAGCTCAAATTAAAGGATCAAAGGACCAAAGATTCAGACTCTGCGGACGGCAACAGCCGAGCCTTCGTAGCTCTTGAGGTAGCCGAACTGGCTGCCGTCGTCGAAGGTGCAACTCCAGGCATCCGAGGCGTTGTATTGAGTGCTTGTGAAGTGCCAGTTGCTGTCCTCGATATGGGCGTGACACGTGGCGTACAGCAGGGCAGACTCAAAGCGGCTGGGCAGGTAGCAGTCGTCGGGGAGGGCGCGGATGCGTTGCGCCAGATCGCTGCCTGCTGCAGCCATGGCCAGGGTGTTGGGCAGACCGTCAAACTCGCTGACGGCGCCAACAACGTCTTCGCCGTAGAGGCCCCAGATGACGTCGACGAAATAGCACTCGGGCGCGTCCGGAAGGATCAGGTGCCAGCCGGTTTTGCCGTCTTCAGACGTCTGGATGCCGGCGTAGTAGCCGTGTTGCTCAGGCCAGTATTGGCCGGGGAGGGGTGGCAGCGGCGTGGCGATGGCCAGGG